CTACACCGCAGGTACAATCCCAGTAGCTCAGGAATACACCATTCTAAGTCACACCACTGGTACATCCGGTGCTAGCTTAGTACTTACACTCGACAGACCTTTACGCGCTGCTATGACGACTTCAGCCAAAGTAAATATGCGCAGAAGTCCTTGGAGCGGAGTAATCCAATCCCCAGCAACCACGCTTACCGGATCAGTCGCAGGTGTAGCTATCTATGCTATCCCAGCAGGTGAATACGGTTGGGTACAGACCAAAGGTGTCTGCTCAGCTCTCTCTGATGGATCTAGTATCCTAGTAGGCTCGCCAATTGCAGTCCCATCTGGTACCGCAGGCGCAGTCATACTCGGTGCTACCAACCTTATGCAAATCGGTCAAGCTATGCAAGCCGCAGCCGCAGGTAAGGGTATCGCAGTCTGCTTAAACATTAACTAATCGCCTTTTACCCCGCTAGACGGGAGAGGGAATAATACAAAGGAGCTATATGACAGTACTCATTGAAGATCATCTACCAGTTGTTAAATTCAACGGTCTTAATACCGATAAAGCCACAGTTCTAGGTTCAACCCTAGCCGTAACTGGTGCTATCACCGCAACAGGTGGTGTAGCAGGAACACTAACAGGTGCAGTAGCAGGCACTACAGTATCCGCTAGTGGACTAATTACTGCTAAGAGTGCAGCTACCGTCCCAGCATCCGCAGGTGCAGTTGCCGCAGGTATTCCTATTACTCTGTTCTCAGATGGCCCCTCAATCTATGTAACCTCTGACGCTCCTGGCTTCTCAGCAGTTAAGGGTTCACTCTGTATAAACACAGCAGGCTCTAGTTCTTCGACTCGTCTATATGTAAACAACGGCACAACCAACTGGGTCGCTGTTACTACAGCTAGTTAAAACGAACTAATCGTTACGCTGATTTCGATCAGCAATAAAGGATAATATGGCGCGCACACAATACGGTCTTCCTGGTATTTATAATTCATCTCCTTTTACGCTTACTTCTGGCGAGGGATCGGCCCTAGCAGTTGATGCTAATGGTAAATTGCTAATTGGTGGATCAGTCACAATTGATCCCACACAAGGGCTTGTAGCCGGTGTAGAGTATGACACTATCCTAACAGCTCCTTATTACCGAGCAGACTCTTTTAACGTAGCAACAGACTATACAGCTTCTACTACCCCACAATCAGTTAAAGCACTAACCTCAGCTAAATCACACTATATTACTGACATCTCTATCTCAGTTGATGCTGCAATGTGGGTTCAGCTAGTAGACACAGACGCAACAGCTATCACCGCTAAAAAGTACTTACCAGCTAACTCTGTATGGAGTAAACACTACTCAACTCCCAAAAAAGTAGCAACTGCTAAAGCAATTCTTCTTGATTGTTCAGTATCTTCAGGAAATGTCGGCGTAGATGTAGATGGGTATACCATTTAAGGAGGTCTGAATGGCCGTAAAATACCTTAGAACAGTCGGAGGAAATTACTCCGCTGACGCAAGTTGGTCAACTACTTCTGGTGGAAGTGCCGACACAGTAAAACCCACAGCTTCAGATGATGTTATTTTAGATGCTCTTTCAGGTAATTTAACTATTGATGCGACTTCAGTTTGTAAGACATTTACGGAACAAGTAGGGTATGTTGGTTCAGTTACTCACAATGCTTTCAATCTGACATGCTCGGGTAGTTGTACTTTTATTGCTGGCTCTACCTATACGCCTTCAAATTCAACACTGACATTTAACGCCTCTGCCACCCTTACTACAGGCGGTCTATTAATGGGTAAAATAGCTTGTACTTCAGGTACCCTAACACTAGGAGATAATTTTTCAGCAGCAGCTACTAAATTGATACAATTTACTTTATCTGGGACAGCCCTCGACTTGAACGGTAAAACTGTCTCTGGAAACTCAGCAATAAATCGTCTTTTATTTACTTCTGCAACGTCCGGTACAGGAGCACAAATTACTGTCAACGGTGGTACATTTGCTTACGCTGACTTTAAAGACATTATTTTTTCAAATGCCACTGATCTTAATCTATCTGCGATTACCGGTAATTCAGGGGATTGTGGAGGAAATACTTTGACAGGAGGAGGATCAGTACTCACCTTTACTACTCCAGCCACTCAAACCGCAACAGGGACAGCTTCGTTCACTTGGTCTACTCATGGATGGACCAGTCGCGTTCCTCTACCTCAAGATAACGTAGTTATTAACAATTCTTTTGTGGCTGGTCGTACTGTAACCCAAGATATGCCAAGGATGGGTGCATCAGTAGACTTTACGGGAGCTACTAATACGCCTACTTTTACATTAGGGTTGGACTGTAGTATTTTTGGTTCATTAACTCTTGTTAGTGGTCAAACTATGAATGGGAATTTCACTCTAACTTTTGAGGGAAGATCAAGTAGTACTTTAACTACCAACGGAGCCACAACATCAGCAGTTCAGTTTACAAATAGAAAGCCGACATCAACATTTAATTTGGCTCAAAATACAACTGCAAAGGCTTTTTTCTTTGGAGCAGGTACTTTTGAATCTAATAACTACAACATGATTTTACCTAACCAGTTTGGTCAATTTGTGTTTACAGATGGTGGAGTAACTAAAGTTCTAAACTTTGGTACTAGTACTATAGAATTTACTTCTACTACTCAGTCAGGGAATATAATTGTTTTTTCTGTAACTTCTGGGGCTACATTAAATGCTTCTAACTCAACAATTCTTATCTCTGGAGTTAATACAAATACCAGGACAATTACTGGCGGAAACTTGACATATGGAACTCTTACCTACACCTTATCAGGGTCTACTGGAGGATTAGATTTTGTCGGTAGTAATTCCTGGAATGTAATTAACTTTTCTGATGCTAGCAATGCTAGGAGTATAAGATTTACAGCAGGATCAAATACAACAATACGAACTCCTAACGGATTTAATGTACAAGGGACATCTGGTAAATTAATGACAGTATCATCAATTACGGGATCCGCGCACACTCTAACTAGCTCTTTTCAGCAATCATGTGATTATTTAAACTTAGTAAATTCTACAGCCGTAGGCGGGCCATTCTACGCTGGCACGCATTCAACTGATGGCGGAGGTAACTCTGGGTGGATATTTACAGATCCGCCACCAAGCATGAAAACATATAGTGATGAGGGAATAGTCTCATGACAGTCTGGTCTGGAATGGGATACCATCAAGGTCAGCCATATGGAGGTTATTCTTGGTACTTAAGCAATGCTCAACATACAGAAAACTCTAAATGGGGTCCAGTATTTGCTAATTCCTTTCCTAGAATGAGAATGATTGTAGATATTTCTACTGGTTCAGGTGGATTTAATTACCCTAATAATCATAGTCAATGTCTACATATTTGGTATACAGCGGTTAAGCAATATAACCCAAGTCTTTATGTTCTTTACGGAACAACCAACAACATTACTTCTATAACTGGATCTCCAGAACTATCTTGTTTTATACCTAGTGCTTACTCGACTTACCGCACATATATGTTGGCTGAGGCTCAGTGGGCACAGGATAATGGGGTAGATGCTTTTTGTGTAGGTAACGAGAACCTAATTAGTGCTGCCAACGCTAACGCTGGTATGGTCCCCACCTCAATAACTCGAACTAGTAACGTGGCTACAGCGACTTTCTCATATGCTCACGGACTTACCACTGGCGACTACATTTTTGTTTCAGGCGGGAGTGATGCCTCGTACAGAGTAGCTAACACTGAATCTGGCGAAACAACCGTTTGTACGGTCACTAGTCCCACAACAATCACTTATGCTTCTACTGGTACAGATGGAACAGCAAGTGGATCCTACAAGGTCAACTGGTCAGCCTACGAAGTAATTAGAAAGACTAAGGCTCTAGCAGCAGCCGCTCAAGCAGTCTTTACCCGTGGTCCCATTGTCTACTCAGAGTCACAGGGTCACACAACCTGCTGGAGAACTCTCGGAATAACTCCTGGGACTGATATTGATTTATGGGCATTCAATGGCTATGGTACTCCTGGGGGGGACTTAGAAACTACCACTGCTGGATATGATACTTGGAAAGCCGAGCTTGATCTATGCTGGGGCACTTTTGGCACTAACATGATTATCTCCGAATTCAACTGCGTACAAGATAGTGGGAATCATAAAGTGGGTGGGCTAGACAAACGAGACAGGGGTTATGAGATCAACCATGCTAAGGAGATGACTCGAAGACTAAACTATGTTAAATCTCTCGGTATCGAGCAGTGCTATTACTACAGCGCAGGTGAAGGCGGTATGTTCTACACAAGAAATTATGAAAGCACATACAACTTAGCCTACTTTAAAGACGGAAGTGGATACCGCCAAGTATATAATGCAATGAGAGAGGAACCAATGGACAGACTACTACTTGGGAGAGGAACTTCATAATGGCTTCATCAACTGATACAGGACTACCTATATTAACTTCAGAGATACGCCAACAGCTTAGAGACTTTGGGACTGGTTTAAGATTTGATGGGTCAACTAGCTATATCTCATTGGGTACGGGAAATCCTTTTAGTAGTGACTTTTATATCTCAATGTGGGTTAAGTGGTTTGGATCAACTGGTAACTTTCAGCATTTACTATCTAAGCGTACCTCATACGGGGCTAGTACCATGATGTTCGATTTAGCTATTCACAATACGACGGGAGCGATCATTCAAGATACAGGAAGCTCTGCACTTGATACTGGGTTTATTTTGCCTAAGGGTAGATGGGCGCATTTATGCTACGTTCATGACGGCAGAGATGAGGTTTATGTTGATTGTCAGATGGAGTACACGACTACTGATCGAACAATGGGAACGGGAACTACAGCTCCTATAACAATCGGAGGGGTGGACACTCCTATTACTGAGTTCTTTTATGGAGAAATTGATGAAGTAGTTATTGGTATAGGCAATCCATCTTGGAAAGACGTAGTAGCCATGAAAGCCAAATACAAATACACCTCAGATAGTTTATCAGAGGGAACATTCGCCCCCTACGCCTACTACAAATGTGACGAGGGATCAGGTACTACACTAGTTGACTCAAGCGGTAACGATATTACAGGAACACTAAGCGGGGTAACTTATTCGAGTAACGTAGTTATGAAGACTGCTTAATATGTTTAAAAAGATATGGTGGCTCATTCAAGACTTATCTCCCTGTTGTGGTGCTGAGATTATCGAGTGGTCTACTAAAAAGAGTTATTGTAGTAAATGTGATAAACGAGTATAGGTAACTGTGATATAAATTTGTGTATAATTGTGGTATAATAAACGAGTGAAATGCACTCATTGTGGATCAACTGAAAACCTACACGTAAACTCAAAAAGTAAAGACGGAACTCGTAAGTATTATATTTGCAATCCCTGCAACAACAAAAGGTGTAATGATTACTACCACAGAACTCATGTTAAGAAAAAGTTACTTACAGAAGAAGAAAAAATAGAAAATTGGAAGAAATATTTAGCTAGTCCACAGGGGAAAATTGCTTCTAAAAAAGCAACCAAAAAGTATCAACTAGCAAACCCCCTTAGGATGAAGGCGTGGAATTTAGCCAAAAAAATACCAGCTAGACCTTGTGTAATATGCGGAAAGTACCCAGGGCAACGCCATCATCCTGACATAAGTAAGCCTATGGAGGTTATTTTTCTTTGTCCTTACCATCATAAACAGGCGGATTTACAGCTAAAGTCAAAAGTAGTATAATAGTTGAATATGGTAGATTTAACCAATAAAGACCTAACAACCCTCACTTTCACCCAAGACGAACTTAAAATTATCTCAGCTATCATTATCCAGACTAAATTCTCCCTTATCGACGCTCAAGCCGTAACTCCTTTATATAATAAGTTTCGTAATGTAATCAAAGATCCCCCAGCTCCTAAAGGGCCACAGGATCATAAGAAAGGCAAATAACTATGGACTTTCCTAATCCCCTACAAACCGATACTGAAGAAATAAGAGAGCAAAAAGAAAAGATTAGACAAGAGAACGTCCGTAGAGAAATGGCTAGAACATCACAAGACTTAATTTTAGTAGACAACCCAACAGACAAAGACTTTGCCATAGAATGGGACGGGTATAAGCATATTGTTAAAGCTCACTCACAAAGAACTCTAGCTCGCTACTTGGCTCTTAAGTACGTTAAGGATATGAAAGACTTAATGATTAACGAGATGGCTAACCGTAAGTTTGAAGAGCTAATGAAAGAGCGATCCAAAAAAGGAATGGTAGAACTGACACCTTTTGAGAAACAGGAAGTGTGGAATAGAACTTACTCAACCAACGATCCAACTTTAATTGCTAAAATTTATCCTCAGTTGTGGTTAGGTGTGGCTGAAGAGTACGGATTAGACGCTGTAGCTGATGACGCTTCACAACTTCGTGACTTTAGAAGCGACGAGCAGAAAATCCTTGACTCTCTATCTAAAAAGAGGGTATCTATGCCCACCGAGACCGCAAACGAGGCTGTAGTGCCAAATGGCGACCTTAACCAGGCTAAAGAAAAAGCACTTAAAGGGGTATCGGCATGAACGAATCACTATTCCAACTAGTTGAAGGCTTAAGAGTAGCCATGGAGAGCGGACTTATTAAAAAAGACGAAGCTAAAAGGATTGTAGAATTTTGGTTAGAGAAAAACTTAGGAATAAGGTTGTCGGAGTAAAGTTATGAAGTCAGTACGCGAAGAAGCCTCTATAATTCTAGGAGTACCAATTCCTAAAGACGGATTAGATAAAGTAGTCGCCGAACTAGATGTTTTAGGTAAACTAGACCAAGCTAAGTGTTGGCGCATGATGATTATGCTAGTGAAGAAACTCGAAGAAATAGAAAAGAAGTAAGTGGTATAATTAGACAATAGGCACTTTAGCCACTCGGAAGAGTGGTTTTTTGGTAAAGGAGGAAACAGTATATAAGAATGACGTACGATCAAATTAAGGCTCAATATCTTAGGAACATAGGGAAAAGTGGGAGTACGGACACTACAATTTTAGCTGACTTTAACTCTAACCTTGCTCAAAGGTATCAGTTAATCTTTGCTAACATGAGAAACTACCAAACCCAGCAGCCATCAACTAATACAACTGTTGCAGGTACTCAGTATTACTCCTACCCCCCAGGCATAGTCTCAACTGATGATGTGGTTATTACTATTGGAAATGTTTTATACCCACTACAAACGATCTATTCTCAACACTCCTGGGATCTTTTAAACGCTATTCAGTTTCAAGGTACATCAATTCCTCAATTCCTATTCCCTAGACGGGGTGACTATGGTATCTGGCCGATCCCCCAGGATGCTTACACTATTACGTTCTACTACTTCTTAAGAGATCGAAACCTATCAATAGCTGATTACACAACGGGGACAGTAGATGTAACCTCGGGCGATGCGACTATTACAGCAACTGGAGGGGCAACATTTATCCCCGCTATGATTGGTAGATGGTTTACGGTAACAACTGACACCAACACTGGTCAGGGTTACTGGTATCGAATATTGACTTATACCGACTCGACTCACATGGAGTTAGATAGAACATATGTAGGGGCTACAGGAACCTCTTTAAGCTACATAATTGGTCAAACCCCAGAGATCCCAGAAGAGGGACATATTTTACTCGTAGACGGCCCCACAGCCGACTACTACGCAGGTTTGAGAAACAGTCCTGATAGTGCAAATTGGTTTGACAACCGTTTTTGGACCGGATCAGGTCAACAGACTTCTAGAGACTTAGATGATGACAATATTACTGGTGGTTTAATAGGCCTAGCTCGCAGGTATCAAGGTCGGGATGACAAGCATGTAATTGAAAGAAACCCACAAATCTTTCCTCCCTCCTACCAGATATTCGGCACATCCCTCTCAGCTTAATATATCAGTCTTTTTGTTATACAATATATTTGTGAAAGACTATAAGCACGACCCCGAATATTTGCGTAAGCAAAAGATCTACTGGCAGTCAGAACGTGGCAAAGAAATAAAAAGAAAGTACAAAAGAACTGCTAAGGGTAAGATTGCTATTAAGAAATACGATTCAACTCCAAAAAAAAGAGCCTACCTACTTTCTTACAGCCAGAGACCAGAAGTAAAAGAAAAAAATAAAGCTTATTATTTAACCCCCGAACGTCAGAAAAGACTAAAAGAATATAGAAAGTCACCCGAAGTATTAGAAAGACTGCGAATAGACTCTCGTCGAAGGAGGCAAACCCCAGAGTACAAAGAATGGAGATCAAAATACAACAAAACTCCTAAAATGAGAGAATATCACCAGATACAGACAGAGAAACGCAGAGCGAGAAAAAAGGGAGCTGTAGGAGAACATACTCTTCAAGAGTGGAAAGAACTAAAGATTAAATACAACTACACATGTTTATGGTGTAAAAAGTCTGAGCCAGAAATTAAATTAACAGAAGATCACGTTATTCCTCTTGTCATGGGAGGAACTAACAACATAGATAATATTCAGCCACTTTGTTCTAGTTGTAACAGCAGAAAGAATGTTTTTATAAAGGACTTTAGAGTAGACTAAGGTGTTATAATTAAGCCATAGTAGGGAATATATCCCAGGGAGAAATCTCTGGGTTTTTTGGTATTTTATGAGTAAACAAGTATTCGATCAGGCAAAATTCTCAGGTGGAATAGCGGATTATTCTAGGGAGGGTATCCAAGACTCATTCATGTTCGCCAGATCAATTGATGTTAGAAGTGATCCAAGGTCATTTAAACTACTTCCCCGTACTGTTAAAGAGTCTGGATCAGTTATTACCGACCTACCTAAGTGGGCAGTACAGGCTGGATCTGACTCTTACTTTTATGGTGATACTGGTAACTTTTACAAACGAACTACCGGTGCGACATTTACCAATCTAAGAACTGTCACAAATTCACACGGTAACGGAATGGATTACTTTCAAGAAGATGACTTTCTTTACTATACATCAGATAGTGTAATAGGAAGATATGGACCAATCTCAGGGACTCCTCAGTTTACCGATGACTACTTTGCTTCACTTGGGGGAGTTCCGCTAAATACTAACTCGCTTGATTTAGAGGCTTCTAGCTCTCAGTACGCTAGTAGGGCTGATACAGCCACACTTTCAATCACGGGTGATATTACCTTAGAAGCTCAGATTAAACCTGAAAGTATGCCCGCTGTTGGATCAACCCAGACTTTAATATCAAAATGGGATGAGTCAGGAGCTTTAAGATCGTATAGGTTTGACGTAGCTGCTGTATCTGGATATTTTGGTGACGGAAGTGACGGGGCTTTAGTTATATCTTCAAATACCACGGAAGCACCGATTGACTCAGCTTGTACAGGAACGATAGCCACAACTTCACTCTCAGCAACTAACGCTAGTTTTGCAGCAGGTCAATTAGTTTTAATTCATCAGACACAAGGTACAGGAGCCGGAACTTGGGAAAGAAACCAGATTGCTAGTTACACCGCAGGGACTATTACTTTAACAACAGCCCTAGCATCTAATTATGTCTCAGGGGCGCAAGTAAGAACACTCCCTCAGTATACCAATGTAACGATTAACTCGGGAATTACTTATACTGCTAAAGCCTGGAATGGAACGGTTGGGGGCATATTGGCTTTTGTTGCTAATGGAACGGTTACAGTAACCGGAACTATAAGCGCAGCAGGAGCTACTGGCGGACAGATTACAGCATTAAGTACGATAGGTGGACGAGTAAACGGAGGTGGATTTAGAGGCGGTAACGCTCGTAAAGCAGTATTTGATGGTACCACAGGAGCACAACAGGGTGAGTCTCCCACTGGAGATGGTGGGTATTCAACAGCTGTCAATGGTGCGGCCGGTGGTGGTGGTCTTTGTTCTGGTTCAGGCTATGGTGGTGGTGGATCGGCTCATGCAACCGCAGGAACTAACGGATCTGGAGCTGGATCCGACTATGGTAGAGGTTCTTCAAATACATACGACACAACAGATCTAACTACAATGACACTAGGTACAGGTGGCGGTGGTGGTGGTAATGATAATAACTCAACATCAGAAACAGCAGGAGCTGGAGGTAATGGAGGTGGAATTGTCTTTATAACTGGCGCAACACTAACGGTGACTGGCTCAGTTACCTCTAATGGTGGATCAGGTGGTGCATCTAATGAGTTTGCAGCAGGAGGTGGGGGAACTGGTGGATCTATTCTCATTAAGACACAAAACGCCACACTAGGGACAGCTCTCATTACTGCATCAGGAGCCACAGCAGTTGGCGCAGGCGGAGCTGGAGGTGTGGGTAGAATACATATAGATTACCTAACCTCTTATACGGGCACAACTTCCCCAACTATTGATGCAACTCAAGATAATTCTTTAGTAACTAATACTACTTATCAGTTAAGGTTATCTGTTTCTTCAACCGGATTAAACTCCGAGATACTATCAAAAAATACCAATCTTCAAGCTGCACTCTGGCAGCAGGTCGCCGTGACCTGGGATGCGTCAGCCTCTACTGCCGAATTTTTCTTAAACTCAGTCTCGATTGGTACAGCTTCTGGAGCTTTAACCGCGATACATAATAACGCCTCAACCTTTCAAGTTGGAATGCACAAAGACGGCGCAGGGGCGGCTACTTCGTTCTATGATGGACTAATTGATGAGGTGCGTGTGTGGTCGGTCCTTAAAACAGCTGATGATTTATATTCATGGTCTGCCTCACAAACGCTAGTAAATCTTGCGGGATTGAATGCTTATTATAAATTTAACGGAGATTACTCAGACGCTACCGCTAACGCTAATGATCTAACCTCATCAGGCTCACCGGTATTTGTAACTGATGTTCCTTTCCCATCTCCTACTACGAGACTAGATATAGATCAAAGCGCAGTTACTGCGGGAAATACCTACACACCCCCTACATCAATTTCTGAGTCTGCTACTAATCGTAAAACATTTACTCCTGAGAAAGATCCCCAAAAAGGACTAACAGTATTAGTTGCTAGTGTTGGAACGGGTAATTGGACGGTCACAGTACATGACGAGCAGAACAACACAGTCGCTACTAAAACAATCGCTAACGCCTCAATGTCTACAGGATACCTAGAATTTACCTTTACAAACGTCTGGAGACCCTTATTTAACCAACCCTATCACTTCCATGTAACCTCAACAGTTGCTGATGGGACAGTTACAACCGGAACTGCATCAGACTTAGAAACAGTTTCGTATAAAACTTATTACCAATTCTTAGTTACGGATACTGAGTTTCATCCTGTATCTAAAATGCTTGAGATGTTGGTAATCGGAAACGAAAGATACATTGCAACGTACTCAGCCACGCTATACGAGCCAAATCAGATTACACTACCCGCAGGGTATAGAATCAGATGTTTTGGATACTGGAATGAATACTTAGCTATCGGAGTAGTTAAAGGTGACTCAGTTTATGCAGTAGACGGTGGACGGGTATATTTCTGGGACGGAACGGCTGATACTTATAACTTCTATATAGATGTTCCCGAGGGAGCGATTAATGCTGTGCTTGGAACTAAAGGCGAACTATACATCTGGGCTGGTTATCAAGGCGATATGTTAGTTTACCGAGGTGGTGCCACAGCTGAGAAAGTACAGAGAATACCTAAAATAGTAAGTAATAAATATGTAGAGATCTACCCAGGGGCTGTTACGATGTGGCAATCCTTAATTAGATTCGGTGTAGCGGGCGGATCTGACTCAACTGATATACAAAAGGGTGGCTATACTTATGGATCACTCAATATCAGATACCCTCAAATACTAACATACGACTACCCAATTTCGACAGGTACTTTAACAGGAAATAACCTAAAAATAGGCATGATGACAACTATTAATCGTAAACTGTTTATCGGATGGCAAGACGGGACGGCTTACGGAGTTGATTATGTAGATGCTGGGAATCTACCTTACTTAACAGGATCAATTGAACTCTTAATTAGAGATGACGGGGCCGTATGGCATGAGAAGACAACAGCTAGATTTATTGCGACATTCCTACCCTTACTAACAGGAGAGGGAGTAGATATAGGGTTTAAAATAAACGGTGACTCTACTTATACTATGAACGGAGTTGTAACTGAAGTAGGGCAAATGTTTAATAACTTTGAAGTAGGGGAGAGATACCAGGAGTATCAAACGATAGTCAATCTAAGTTCAACTGGTTCAACTTCTCCAACTGTTTTATCTGTAGCACTTGAGCGAGATCTACTAGAAAGTGAGAAACGAACAGGAGGCACTAAATGATAACCGATCAGCAGTTTATAGAGTTACAACGTAAAGTAGATCAACTAAGCCAACGACGAATTACCCAAGAGATGTTGGTCCCCAAAGCAGTTAAACAGCGAGCAGTCGAAGCGTGGATAGTATTCTCAGGATTAGCTGCCGATTTACCTGACGGGACAACAGAAGTTCAGGCATACTTTGCAACCGACACCAACACTCTTTATCTATGGAATGGTACCGCTTGGAAGTCTGAGGTATTTTCCTAGACAGTTGGTGTATAATGACCGTATATAGGCATTTATAGCCCACCCTTGAGGTGGGTTTATTGTTAAAAGGACTACTTATGGCAGATTTTCAACTCCCAGATTTAGAAGGTAAGGTAGCTTCACAAAAAGCAGCACGATCAGGATTTAACGAAGCTCAGGCTGGACAGGAGGCTGATTATCTCGGACGTTACACGGGGGCTATACAAGGTCAGGAGGGCATGGGTGCTCTTAGTAAGCGACTAGGAGAGGAGTTAGGACTTCCCACGCTTCAGGCGAACGCACAGAAGCTCCAAGAGACTATTCGTAACCTACCCACAACCTACGGTAAAGCCACAAGAGGATTTGACGTTAATGCTAATCAACTAGCTCGTATTATCGGTACACAAACCGCCAAACTCTCACCTGCTGCTGAAGCCGCACAAAACGCCGCATCAGCCGCCACAGCTCAACGAAACGAACAAATAGGTTTTGCTCAGGCAGATCAAGCTAAAGAACTATTACCTTACCAAACTGAGGGGACACTACTACAAAACCGTCTAGCTCGTGAGGCTACAGGATTTTCAGAGGATAACGGACGCGAATTAGATGCCATAATCTCAAAGATGAACGCAGGTATAACCCTATCAGAGGGAGAAAAGAACAGGGCCAATGCCCTAGCAGTCGCAGAAATGAACTTTAATAACCAACTTAAACTTAACGAGCAACAGGCTAAACTATCAGGATCAGGACAGCCTAATACTCAAGTAATTGAAACAGGGGGCAAGAAATACCTGATTGACTCAGGAACTGGTAAGATTATATCTACCTATGGTAGCGGTAACGCTACTCCCGTATACAAACCTAGCTATACACCTAACTTAAATGGAAATGCCTCACAAAACGGGCAATCGGTCTGGAAATAATATGCAATTACTACCTGACGGCAAAGTACGCATCCAAAACACCCAAACCGGTGAATTTAAAGATGTAGATCCTATTGAGCTTCCTAAATACAATCCAGGTCTCGTAACTGAGTATCAATCATTAAAAGCCAAAACTACCACCGCTCCAGTACAGCAACCAATACAATCAGACCCTGAAGCTATGGTCAAAAAATCACTTTCTCAAAAGGTAGGAGAGGGTGCAATTAACATTGGTAAATCATTGGTTAAACCATTTGTACAGACTGGTAAGACTATCGCTGGTGCTGGATTTGAGGGTGTAAGAGCTGTTAAATCAGCAATGGGTGATAAAAACGCGTATGTAAACCAGGAAACAGGTCAAGTAAAACAGAATCCTTTTATAACTGAAGAAGAACTAGCCGGAGCCAGAGACTTAAGCCCAGAGGGAATTGCTAGGAAACAACTAGGAGCTTCCGCAGGAGTGGCTTCGTGGGCCGTACCTTTTGGTAAGGGAGCTAATATAGTGACTAAGGCGGCTCTACCAGGGGCTGCTGTTGGGGTTATGCAGGGAGCATCTAATCCAGAAGCTACTGTTGAGTCATTAGCTGGCGATGCCCGTTTTGTGAGGCATTTGCATTTAAGTTAGGTGTATAGCTAGGTTTGTATACGGGAGTAGCGTTACCGCTACCATAGGTAGATATAATCTTACCAGTTCCTGAGTCAATCAGGTATTTCTTGCCCCCTG